GTGGTCAATAATCTGCTTTTCAGTTTCGAGCGCACCGGGGGTAAAACTTGACCGTAATCTGAATAATAGTCCGGGAGCCCCCGTCCAGGTAATAACAGGCCATTCCTGCTTTTCCTGAACTACTCTCTGCCATTGAGCATAGAGCATGGCCGCCATGTAATACGTTTTCCCCACGCCTACAGGGCCGGTAATAAATAAGGGCCTGACCTCAATATCTTGGATGGTCTTTCCCCACCATTTCTCTGGTATACCTGATTTTTCAATCTGCTTATTAATTATTTGCTGATGAATAGGGTTCATAACTAGGCTTTAACTCCCTGATAGGCTATACCAGCTAGGTAAGGGTATGCCGGGGCTGGGCAATTATTTGGATGCTTAGTACAATTCAAACATCGATTAAGCGGGGCGTACTCCCCGTTACACCATACATTTGTTTTCCAGAGGTCAACGCCTTTATATTTTCGGCGTTGCCGCTGACGTCTGTCTATTCCTGAACGTCTATTGTCAATCATCATCCACTCCCAATTGTGCCTGAAGATTTTCAAGATTATGACATATTGCTTTTAACTCATGTTGAATAAAATCCTTTTTGCTTTCCTCAGTTTTTGGCCCAACCCTTTCCAAATATTCATATAGGGGTTCAAAGGTTCCCCCAATTTCAATTTTAGGCTCTTCTACTGGTTTTCTCTTACCCTTCATTATTCTTAAGTAAGATGATAATGAAACACGGGTTGGCCCAACATGTACAATTGGTTCAAGTTCTTCCCTTACATACCCAACTGAAAGAAAATTCTTATCCTGGCCACTAGCCCGCATATAGTGGCAGATTACCTTATTGACCTTAGCCGGAAGCGGGTCCGTAATTTTAATTAGGTCTTTCAGGATAAATCCATTAGGACCGAAGTTATTGTTCAGATTTGCGTTAGTTTGATCATATTCCCAAACAGCTTTGTGTAATAATGCCTCAAGTCTGCCGTTCATCCCCTTTCCTCCATTAACAGTCATTATTTATAACTTCTGCACCTTCCATATACCGATCATATTTACTCTTGTCCTGGCAGCGGATTCCCCCTGAGGGTGTAAACCTATTGGACTGACTAGGGGATTTGTCTTTTTTATTATCATAATTCCCTTCCATCACCTTTACCCAATTTGTACTATTTGTGATAATCCAGTCAAATGTTATAGTCCAATTTCGGTCATTATCACCACAGAGGAAATTGCTACGCAATATTTTATTTACTAGCCGACGCCAATCTCTCTCAGTAGCCAGACCCTCTTTGCGCCGGGCGGTAAGTTTATCAGCGCGCGCTGCTGTTATTTGATTAATTTTTCTGACTGGAGTGGACTCAAAAGCCTCATTCCATATTTGAAGGATTGTTTGATTATTAAATTTAGAAGGAAGGTCTTTTACTCTTTGTTTAGGAAAGGTTGTGCTTTGTTCTTGATTATTTTCCAATGAAGGAGGATTATAGGAGAAAGAATCTTCTTCTTTCTTTCCTTCTTTAGAATTCTTATTAGTACTTACTTTAGTATTCTTAAAGGGTCCGGAAAAACCGCTAGCCGGTTTTTCCGCTAGCGGTAATTCTGGCTCACGGTTTTTCTCATCATCCCAAATATATAACTCTAATCGTGTATTTCCAAATTGACCGTTAACTCTTTCCTGAACCCTGCCTATTAATCCCATTTCTTCAAGCTGTAGGAGTACTGGGCCAACTGTTTCCCTATGCATGCCGGCATAGGTACAGACTGTTTGAAGGAAGTTCTTGATATTGGGATTTTCATTGAAATCAGAATCAATTTCACACAGGGCAAGATATACAGATCTTAAATTCTTATATTCTTTGGTAGGGAAGTTATGACGAAAATATCGAATGATTCGTTTATCCCACCAGGCATGTGCACAATCTCTTTTTCTCTTATCCATAGTTAGGGCTCCTGTACAACTAAATCCATTGTATGTTCTATTTTTATTTTTGATAAAACTTTTATAATATATAATAAATCACTTTTTTTATAATAAACTCTTCCATTTAATTCAATTTTAGAAATCCACGGATTTGTTCTTAATACCCTATTAAAAGAATCAAATATTTTTATTTCTTTAATTATTTCTTTTGCTTGTTCACGAGGTAACCAAATACTATTTTTTGGTAGAATAAAGTTATATTTTGGTAGGAATGAAGCTATTAATTCAGCTTCAATTTTATTTAAAGAAGATAAGGGGCAGGGTAATATTTTGAAATGAGTAAATTCTTTTTTACTTTTTAGGTAATGTTCAATTATTCTAGGCAAACCATTTTTGGTTTGCCCAATATATACAATTGTATTTTTTTGAAATAATAAATATATAAGGGGGGATGACCATAAATCAAGCCATTCTTTAGAAAAATCAGGAGATGATTCAATTTCCCTGATTGTTTGGTCTTCATCATATTCCATTTACTTTCCCCTAAGTAGGTAAAAAGTTGGCCTTAATTCATGGCCCAGAAATAAAAAATAATCAGGGGGAGGGTAAAACTAAACACCCCTGTGTCGGGCTATGTGAAAAGGGATTCGGAGGAAGTGTTTATAACTAGACACAGTAATTATAAACACTTCCTCCTTTACCAGAAACTCTGGGCTGACCTGGCCGGGCCAACATCCAACAGGTTAGGAAGAGAAAGGGAATTCTCCAGATACACTTTCTATTTTAGGCTAAAAAAATAAAAAAGTAAAGAAATTTCTTTCCCTTTAATATTAAATACTTAACTCTAACCTTCCTGTAGTAATTCCTTCATTAAATCCCGTGCATAATCCCTGGGAAGTTCAGCGGGGTCCACCCCTCTTTTCTTAATGTTAATTTGTATCACTTCCTTCCTGTACATAGCCAGATAGGCTGCAATACGCTCACTCTGTACCTCAGCTTGGGGATCTGGGTCAAAAAATGTAAATACTTTATCAAATCTGCGTAACTTCTTGGCCTGCTCTATCCGGTATTTGATACCGAAAGTACAGACAGCCCCCGGCCCTAATCTCCAGGCATCAGTTATACCCTCTACAATAACAGCAGTATTTCCCTCAATGAAGTCAAGGCCATATAGACAGTGCTTATGATCAATAACTTCATCCTCTTTTCTGCACGCTTTATACCTGAGTTCAGCCCGGCCAGTCCAATCCCGGCCCTGATAGCTTACTAGCTGGCTGTATTGGTATATTGGGGCTATAATTCTGAATGCGTAAGGACCGTGCCGGCCAGTACCCTGGATACCCCATTGCTGAATAATTTCATCAGGGTCAAATCCCCTCTTGAGTAGGTAATTTCGGTGCCCAGTTTGTAGCGGACCGCAGCCGTAGGGTAAGACCAGGGTTTTTTTCCGTAGCGAGAACCCACTTGTCTGGCTCGCTACGAGGTTTTTAGCCACACCCCTATACCTACCTATGGTTTTCCCCGCCTCGGCCCAGGAGCAGCTTAACAACGCTTTTACTACTTCTTTAACACTATGTCCCCCGCAGCGCCAGCATGAGTAGAAACCATCACGTAGGTGATACCCCAGATGCCATCCGAAGTTGCCTGTGCAGAATGGGCATTGGGTATGTACCCACCCGACGCTACAGTGCTTATGCCCGGAGCTTAGATTGGGAATTCCATTATCACGATAGAATTTAAGGGCATCGAAAATCATAATTTTATGTCAGTAAATATTATGGTCAAGTATGCGAGTATAATGACTATCCAGAGGATTACATTTTCATTCTTGCTTTCCTTCTGGTGTTTTTTATACCCATCGTTAAATCCATCATTATAGCTATTTTGGTTTCTGTAATCATGTTCTTGAGTTCATTAATTGTTTTTTTCATTCCCGCCCCCTATTTTATTCATAAGGTATTTGATTGTACTTGTTTCCTCAATGTCCAGGCCTTCCATTGCCGCGTGAATAACTGCTGCTTTGTAGTCAAGGATTTCAATAAATCCTTCCTCAATCGTTCCTCTGGCCATGAGGTAGTATGCTGTTGATTTACGTGTTTGACTTATACGCCAAATCCGGTCCTCAGCCTGGCTATGGTCTGTGGGTTTAAAACTGTACTCAAGGGTGCAACTATTTGCGGCCGCAGTTAGGGTTAGGCCCACCCCGGCTGCAGTTAGGTTGCCTATGAAAAGTTGACAACTGGGATCTGATTGAAATCGATCCTCAGCAGCTTTCCTGGCCAGGCCTGTAACACTGCCATCAACTTTAACAGCAATAGCGCCAAACTTTTTCATCAGGGTGTCAATTATTTTCTTGTGCCAGGCAAACACAACAAGCTTTTCCCCGCTCTCAAGGAAATCACTAATCCAGTCAATAGCAGAATCTAGTTTGGCCTCAGCAGCAGCCTGCCGTAATTTACTGATCTGTACTATAGGCTCAAGCTCAGTGCATTCTTTCACTACCTTATTGTATAAGGTTTTATCAACCTCAATGGGGATAACAACTCTGGTTTTAGGTGGTAAGTCTTTCAGGACATCAACCTTTTTACGCCTGAGCATTACTGTGCTCATGAGTTTGCGATTGAGTTCAGCAGTATTGCTCCGGCCATTGTATTTCCAACCCCATCCATCATGGTGTCCCTCACAATATCGGCGGATAAAGTCAAGCCAGTTGGGGAAAATAGTTGGGTTGATTATCTGTAGTAGTCGATAGATATCAATAATTCGGTTTTCAATTGGGGTGCCCGTTAGACCAATTCGGAAAGGGGCTGACTTAGCTGCCTGGATAAATGCCCTATGTCGTTGTGTCTTTTCAACTCCAAGTTTATGAAATTCATCAGCAACAACAGTTTTCCATTCTATCTCAGCCAGATCTGGTCTGAGTTCAACAGCCTTTCCCGTTTTTTTACACGCTCGACACTCCCTTCTTTTATAGTCAATACCCTGGCATTTTGGGCATACCTGACTTTCAGCAAGAATATCATAGTTAATGACTACAATATCTGTATTAGGGGTAATACCCTGTTTTCCTGTCCGGCCTTCAATTACTTGAACCCTAACTCCAGTCATAAGTTTTTGAGCCTCTTGTACCCACATATACTTGACTGTGGCTGGGCATACTATAAGAGCGGGTAAGGCATCAGCTTTACGTAATTGGAGCCAGGCAAGAGTTTGCCAGGTTTTCCCCAGGCCCATATCATCTGCATTGAGTACCCTGCCATTTTGGAGTTCGTAGAATCCAACACCCTCTGCCTGGAATGGCATGAGTTGCCCGTTGAATCCAGGGATGTCCCAGATGGCCTGAGCTTTTCTGTTCTCGGGGATTTTATACAGTGTCCACCACTTTTTGATCTTGGGATGGATTTCAAATCCCCAATCAATAAGCTGCTCCACATTCTTTTCATTCAGGGGTGCTGTCCAGTGCGGACTAGGCTGCGTATAAAACCTCCTGCTGTTTAGGGTTTTAACCTTAGAGACTAGTGCTGGTAATTTGGGGAAATAAATTTTAATGGAATTCCCCTCAAGTTCAGTATATTTTTGAGCTGCTCTGGATTTCATTGTTATATTTTGCGTTTGATAGTCCAGCCTTCGGGAGCTGCACCAGATCCTATATAATATCCGGGGATAAAAGCTGGCCACATGGTTGAAGCAGCCCCGGCATATGCCAGACTGAAACAGTAATTTTGAATTTTCTCAGCTTTGGACAGAGCATCAAAGTGTTGGGCAAAGAATGTATTTAACCAACCGGCGAGAATAAACCAGGAAATAACTGCGCTAATGACATATATTTTAAGTATTTTGTTTTTCATAGCTATTACTCCTCAGTACAGGTTACAATATCCCCAGTTTCTGTTAGGGCATCAACCAGTGTATAGGTATCTTGTTCAGTGAGTACTATATAATAGCGGATTCCTGCGTGACAGATGGCGTAAATTCCCATATCCGTTGTTAAATCGGGGGAGGTTTCCCAGTGTTTAAGTTCTGAATTGAATTCAGTTACTTTGTTATGAAGAAGGTTATCTACATAGATAACCCAGGTTGAGATTCCAATAAGTAGAATCCCCATTGCTAGAAAAAAAACTGGAACTCCATAATTGTGGATGAAATAGATTAACTTGGTTTTCATTTTACCCTCACTCTGGTTCTGGTCCTAACCCGTTCATGACTGATAGGTAAGGCTCTTCTTCGTTTAGGTTCCCCGCGCATATAGGCTATAACTAGGCCACAAATAGGACAGGATTTAACCCACTGCCCATAGGTTAAATCCTGGGCCTGAAATCCTTTACATTTTGGGTTTGGGCATTTCATAATCTTTTTATATCATCCCTGAATTCACAGAAATAATCAGATACAGCCATTTTACGAATGATTTCAATAGCCTCTTGAACACCTCCAGAAGTCTCTATCCAATCACCTCTTGTAAGATGGAAAATCATTTGGGCAAATAGACGGTCATCCCCTTTGAACCTAGTTCCACCACAGTGGAACGGTATTCCTGATGAAAAATCAAGGTCAGCCCCTCCCAGGTTAGCCCCTCCCAGGTCAGCCTCTCTCAGGTCAGCCTCTCCCAGGTTAGCCCCTCCCAGGTTAGCCCCTCCCAGGTTAGCCCATCTCAGGTTAGCCCATCTCAGGTTAGCCCCTCCCAGGTTAGCCTCTCCCAGGTTAGCCCCTCCCAGGTTAGCCCCTCCCAGGTTAGCCCCTCCCAGGTTAGCCCATCTCAGGTTAGCTCGTTTTCCGTATCTTTTATTACTTTCAATCCAAAGTAAATGTTCAGCTAATATATCATATAATAATCTTTTCATGCCTACTCCTTTATTAGACAATAACCAGCTAACATCCAACCTTCTCCTGCTGGTTTATATTGGCAGATTTGTTTTATAATAGGACCGTGACTATTTTTCCATTTTAAATCATTAATTTGAATATTGGTTATACTTTTGGTTTCAGTCTTTCCCTTTTGCTTTCTCCAGAAACTAGCATTAATCAGCATAACTTACCTTTATTCAGTTTTTAAATGGGTAGAAAAAGAAAATTTTCTGCTGTATGTTTTGATTAACCTGCGGAGGGAAAGCATATGTGCTTCATATGCTCCTTCACGTTCAAGATCAATACCAATAGTATCTTGTCTTGCGCTAAGAATATTATACTCAAGAATGGTATCTATAAGTAATTTAGTGCCGTAGCTAAATGGTTCAGCTTGTTCAACTCGTGCAACTATCTCTTTTGCTCTATCCTGGTTTTCTTGTGTTTGCTTACAAGATAATCCAATTACCTTTCCCCGCCCTTCTAATGTATTTTTACTCATGATATTCCCCTTATTAGGATTTATTTTTCGATACTGGCCAGATATAAGGTAGGTTATCCGGTACATTCCAGTCATACTGTTTATAGAAATCAGGTGCTTTTCTTAATAGGTTACTCTGGTGTGCCCGGCAGAACTCTTCTGTAATCCATTCAGGTTTTAATACCCTTGAAAGAGAAAGAGCATATTCAAAGGTATAAAGTTGCTTCATATTATTTTTATACCCCCTTTCTACCCAGGTGTAAATAGATAAATCTCTGTATGCTGTTAGGGCAAGTTCATGACCTTTCCACATAAGGACAGCCGGGTGGTTGGCCCAGGCTTTTGATTTTGCTTTGCCGTTAAGGATATTGAGTATCTGATCTGCCTCAACACGTTGCTTACCTAACCGTCTATAATCGAGACACCAGAGGCTATCATAGATTGAGAGAAGCGGAAGGAATGTTTGCATAATAGTACCTAAAAGGGGGTAGCCAGTCTACCCCCTATAGTTATTGAGTATTAAAGCAGCTCGTCAATAAGATCCCAGGCCTTGTTCTTCAGGACGTTGCTTGATCCGAACAGGTTATTGTTCAGCCGGTGTTCTACACTCCGGGCTCCCCGGTGGTGATCAGCATACTCAGTAACGGCATTGAGCAATCCCCAGGCAGTACCGTTAGCACTTACCAGTTCACTACCCATGGCCTTACCGGCATAGAGTTCATGAACGGTTCGCATAGCACGGGCATCGACGTTCTCAAGCAGGGCTTCAACCGCATCAGTACGGTCAGCCTGGCTCCAGGATTGCCCCAACAATTCAGCAACAACTTCCCGCTCCTGATCTTTCTGGCTGGTCTGTCCGGCCAGCATCTCGTTAATAACTGCCTGATCAGCATTCTGGCGTGCAAAGAGTTTAACCAGCCACTCACTTGCTTCACGTTCTCCAACCCGGCGTTTTGCCAGCGCAGTAGCCTTGTCAATAAACTGGCTGAAGCTCCCCTGTACAAGACCGAGCTGGGCCTTAACGGCATCAGCGTCAAATACCTGATTGTGTGCAACTTTGATTGCTCTAACAGACTTTCCACTGTCAATTTCTGAGAGTGCCACGCCCAGGGTATTATGGCAGACAACTCGCTCAATAACAAACCCGGCAGTAGTTGCAAGGCTATAATCACAGGAGGAACTCAGAAGCAGATAGCCCTCTACTTTGTCAACACCGGCAATCTGCGCCTCAGCCCCAACTTTTGCCAGTGCCCAGAATTTCTGGCCGTTGAAGAGAATACCAC